AACTCAACCTGCCCGCTCGCTACTACGCCCTGCGCCAAACACAGGGCCCAAGCGGTGCACCGCGCAACGATTACGCCCCGCCGGTCTCGCTGTACTTGGGGCGCGACTCGGGCAAGCAAACTGCGGCGGTAGTCGATTCTGTCGGGTCTCGGCGTGTTCAAGCAGAGGCGGGGTTCTTCTCTCACTTTGCCGAATGGCTGGAGATAGGCGGGCGGCTCAGTGTCGAGGGTAAGACCTACGAGATCATTTCAGTCACGCCCGAGGGGGCCTACCGCTCAAAACTCATCCTCACCTGCAAGCACCTCGCCGGAGTCACCCAGCCTGTTTCCTAAATGCACGCCGCAGTTCGCACATCACTAGCCTACTATCTCGCTGCGCTTCCCGCGCTGGCGGATGTGGGCGCGTCGGTGCACTGGCGCATGGCTCCTCAATCAGCATCGCTGCCACTTGTTTTGCTCACCCTCGTTTCTGATCTTCGCCTAGTAAACCACCAAGGCGCTAATCGGTGGGCCAACGCGGTAATCCAAGTAGACGCATTCGCCACGGATGCGGGGGCCTCAGAAACCCTGCGTGATGCGGTAATAGATGCGCTGCACGGATTCCGTGGGACCATAGGGTTTGCCTCATTTGGTCCTGTTTTGCATGCGGCAAGCAGGGAGGATGATAGTTTTGCCCCGGACCGCTTCCGCAGTTCATGCGACATCCAGGCGACCTACAGCCCTAGCGACGGCAATTTATTCGCCCTTAATCCCATCGTCGCCACTCCATGATTAAATTTAAAATCACTGGCGAAGCGGAAATGGCCAAGGCGCTGCAAGGGCTGCCGTCTAAAATCAAAAAGGACGTGGCCTTTGCGGCTATGGTGGCAGCTGTACAGCCCACCGTTTTAGCCGCCAAGGCGCTTGCCCCCGTCGGTGAGACTGGCGAACTCAAGAAGTCCATCGGCTTCGTTGTTCGCCAATACCGCCGTGGAGATGTCACCTATGGGATTATCGGTGCACGCCGTGGCTTTGGCACCAAGAAGACTGACCCCGCCAAGTATGCCCACCTCGTGGAGTTCGGCCATGCGATAGCCGTAGGCGGCAAACTCTTTCGCGGGGTTAACCCATTCAAAAACGTGAAGGCAACCGGCGTGCTGGCTGGGTTTGTGGCGCCGCGCCCATTCCTTCGCCCGGCATGGGAGGCCACCAAAACCGAGGTGATCGCCATTCTTTCGCGCGTGCTTGGCCAAGGCATCGAGGCCGCAGTTGCCAAGCAGTCGAAGTCCATAGCCAAGCGCAATGCCCGCATGCTGATGAACACGAATGCCTGACCCATTTTCAAACCCAACTCCGAACACACTAAACCCACACCACCATGGCCACTCCTACCTTTGGCGCTAAAATCGAAATCTGGACCGGCGCAGCTTACGTCCTGATTGCGGGCGCGAATCAAATCAAGAACCCGCGCATCCAAATGGATGACCCGCTCCCCGTGCTCACCCAAGACATGACGGACGGCATCGCCACGCTGGTGCACCCCAAGACCTACAAGTGGTCAGACGGCTCGTGCACCCTCGACCAGATCCCAGCTGATGCCGGTCAGGTCGCTCTCATCGCTGCGGCGGCCGGCACAGCCTTGACCAAGTTCAAGTTCACCCGGGTCGGCGTCGCCGCGGTGATCGTCAATGCCTTCGTTAAAATCGAGGACGGCGAGGACGGCGTGAATGGGCTTCAAACCATCTCAGTGACCTTCCAGTGCTCGGGTGCCTCCCCTGTTTCCTGATGTCTCCCCTGCCTAAAGTTACGGCGCAGGTCGGCGGCGCTGAGCTGGTTCTCTCGTGGAACCGGCTCGCCCGCTACCGGCTGAGCACGCTCGGGGATGCCGACACCGGGGCCTATGCCGCGATGATCAATATCCTCTGGGCTGCCGACACCACGCGCACCTACCCGACGCCCGAGGCTATCCTCGCCGTGCTCACCGATGACGAGGAGCCGCTCGCACTCGCTGCCGTGCAGGGGCTCATCAAAGAGCAGGACGATAAAAAAAAAGCCTCCTCAGTGACTGGGCCTTTGCCCGCTACGACCTCGGCCTGAGTACCGACGAATGGAGCACCCTCGGTGAGCGCGAACTGAGCGCGCTCACCGATCGCCACATAGCCCACCTAAAAAACATCCGCGACCACTTCGCCCAGCTCAGCGCGCTTCTCTGCAACCTGCACGGCGCAACGCCTCCCGCTGGATCCCGAGTGTGGACCTCATCGCACTTTATTCCCGAGTCACCCAATCGCCGCTCGTTCGCTGAAATCGCCGCTGTTTACGGAGTGAAACCCGAAACCCCATGAGTACCTCAATCGCATCACTCGGAGTCGACGTCACCCTGGAGCTTTCCAAGATGGATGCGCAGTTTCGCGAGCTGCAAACGAAGACCTCGAAGAGCATGGCCCAGCTCAAGGGCCAATTCCGCGCGGCCTCCAGGGATGCCAACGGTTCGCTTGGTAGCATCGGCAAGGGTGGCGGTGGCGGGGCATTTGGAAAGATCGGCAGCAAGCTGGCTGGTGATGCCGCAGGCAACTTGGCGGGCATTGGTGGACGCGGTGGCGACATCATCGCCGGGGCTGGCCCAGCTGGTGCGGTCGCCGCCGGTGTTGCCCTTGTGCTTAAATTTCACACCGCCGTGGCCAACTGGGCCAAGGAGAGCGGCAATGTGGATGACGCCACGATTTCGGTGATGCGATATGGGGAATCCCTGACCGCCATCGGCAAGGGGGCGCTTGAGATGGGTAAGGAAATTTCAATAGGGGTTCTCGGTGCACTCAACCAGGTGGGTGAGTTTATCGGCAGCGGATTCAACCGTGATGCGGTTGCCGAGGCCAACGAGTCGGAGCGCGCCGCGCTTGAGCAGGAGGCCAAGCTCGCCGATCTCCGCAAAAAGAATAACCCTGAAAAGTTAGCCGCAATCCGTGCCCAGATCACGCAGTTTCAACGCGACCAGAAATTCGCCGCAGGTAGCCCCAAGGACCGGCAGAACATGCTCACCGATGAAATCGGCGGGCTCAAAACCAAGGAGGCTGCCGCCCGTGCCGATAGGCGCTTCCTGGATGCCGATACGATCAAGCTGGAGCGCATGAAGAAGGAAGCGGACCTCGCCAAGATCATCACCGATCAGTCCGAAGAGCAGCGCAAGAACGCTGAGGCCATCACCTTGTCGGCGATGAAGCGCAAAGACGCCGCCGATGAGGAGACAAAGAGGGAGCTCGATAAGCAGACCAAGCAGACCAAGCAAACAGCCAAGGATGCACTCGATGAAACCCTGAAGCAGACGCGCGATCGCATGAGCAGCCTGCACAACCCGTTTCAGGGGGCAGGCGTGACCGGCTTTGGATCGGCCTCATCCGGTGGCACGCAGGCGCTGCAAGAGGGCAACAAGCTCCAGGCTCAAATGCTCAAGGCACTGCAAGCCATGGAGCAGAACACCGAATATCTAACCCGCGGGCTCAACTAATATGTCCTACGCAGCCATTTCCGGAAAACTTTTAGACGGTTACCCGAAGACCCGTCGCAGCGCTTCGTCACAGGGGGAAACCTACAAGTACCTTGGAGACTACGCCCTGCTTTTTGCCAACCGGCCGGACATTCATGACGTTTGGGCGGGTGGCCTTGCGGTGTCGGGGCGGGAGTTTTACCGCGTTGGCCGCTCTGACCTGGCTGAACTCATCGTCGAGACAGACCAGCCAACAGACGGAGGCACGTCTGTTGCCAGCGTGCTCGATGAGACCCGCTACTCGAACAACTGGCAGCCCAACGACATTCCGCTTGAGCAGCATCCGGCCTTCATTCCGGGCGGTGCAAACGACCTGTTTGCGGCTGCATCGGGGTCGCCCAGCCGAAAACACATTGCCGACGTGTTTGGCTGGGAGAACGAGCGAGACGTATCGCTGAAATATGCCTACCAGTATAAGATTATTGATTCTGCAGGCGTCCCATCGGCTACAGCTACAACCCTGACCGGCTCAGCCCTTGCCTTCGCCAAGCTGCGCAACATCGGCGTTTCAACCATCCCGGCATTCCTCCCGTGCTGGAGGAAGATCGGATCCTATACGGGCAGCGTCGCCCCAGGCGTTGGCGACATCGGCCAATATACTGCCACCCCTGACGGCACCGGATACCCGAGCGGTTACCAATGGGTAAAGATCGCAGATGATGCGGAGCGCATCGGACGCGGCCTGCGTTGGGAGCGCACCGAGGCCTGGCAGGGTTACAAAAAGGTGTGGTTCGACGTGGATACGCTTAACCCCGCCAGCAACACCCTGCCATGAACCCCCGTTCAATCAACGTAGGGCCGGGGCTGATGCGTAAATCGTCCATGAACGGCGTGGTGATCACGCCGTTTACCCGGTCGCGGCCGGCGCAGAGTTCGCCAGGGGCGGAAGCACCCGTCTACCCGTTCGACCTCACGCTTGAGGACGCGGGCTCCACTTTCACAGGCAAGTTCCGCCCTGGCACGGTGAACGGGCTGATCCCGTCCAACTACGCATCGCTAACGGGCATATCCAAGACAGGGACGGTTTACATCGGCATTGTCTGCACCTTCTCCAATGCGGCGGTGCAGACAGCGGTGTTCGCGGCAGGCGGCACAGCCCCGCCCGCGTATCTGGTGACGATGAACGTGCCCCCGACCGATCTGAGCATCCTGACGCATGTCGTGGTCGACGGGGCGGTCTACCGCGTACTCGGGACAAACAGCATCACGGTAACTCCCCTGACCTCGTTCGTCACGGACAAGACCACCACCTTAGTACCGGGTGAGAAGTCCACGAATACGTGGTACACCTATTCGGTGACCTCATAACATGGCGATTTCATGGCAAAGAACCGTAGCGGGCCAGCAGCCTTGGGTATCCCAGATAAGCCAAGTTACCAGCCGATCGGGCACGGCGATTGGCGGGGTTGGGACAATATCGAGCACCTCGGCATCAAGCGCATACAGCGTAGGGAATGCCTCCAGCGCGACAGGCTTTTCTTCTGGGACGAGCAGTTTGTACAGCGTGTTTGGCACATCCCAGACAGAATCAGCTAACGGTAACACCGCCAGCGCCTTCGGAGCGTCAAATATCGGAGGTGGATTCGGTACAACTACATACAGTTACTCGTCCACCTACGCTGGTACCGCCACCTTTACCCGTACCAGCGCGCCCACTACGTCTTCCGGCAGTAACAGATCCTCGGGCAGCTTAAGCCATGAAGTCACCAGAAACCTCGTCGGAAATAACTGGTCGCAGACCATCCGCGACACCACCTGTAACTTCGGGATTACCACGACAAGCTCAACCACCTCGTCTGGGGTTGCTTCCGCTGCTTACACTTCGGGCACCAGTTCATCAGCGATAGTGGATTACCGAGCCCAGAGTACGACCCAGACCACGACCCGCTCGATCATCACCAAGCACTCGGTTTCCAGCTTATCCAGCACCACCACCGAGAGCCAGACGTACACTGAGACACTCCAGACCTACGAAACAGTTAATACAACAACTAGGAGCTATCTAACGGGCAGCTATATTGCGGGCGTAAACCACACGCAGTCGGTCTGGGAGGCCGAATACTCGGAGTTTCTCCGAGCTATAACCGCGTCACCCACTACGTTTACCGGGCTGGACGCGCTGCTGGGTGGCGCGTCACGGTCCCTGATCCAGAGCACGATGGGGGGTCAGTATTCTTACGCAGCGGCCATAAGCCAGGCGTTCACTACGTTTACCTATTCGGTGGTGGCGGGTAGCGGGGTTCCGACCACGCTAACCACCACATTCCAGAGCTTCGTACCCGTAACGTGGGGAGCTTCGGACGGCTGGGTCGGCGGGACCAACACTACCCTTGGCTATGTAGGCGGAATATACACCTCCGCGCAGGCCATGACAATCCAGCTCACCACCTCAGCCAACACCCTTACGACTCGGGGGCGAGCCACCTATACTACTCTCAGCCTAGTGGGTATCAGCTACATCCTAACCGACACGATTACGGGGATAAACTCCGCAGGCAGTTCCGCGAGCTACGTCATCCAGCGGGTAGGCTCAACATTGTCTAAGTACACCTCGACCATCGTGGTTAACGATGGCGAGGTGAGTAGTTCATCGGTATACGGTTTCTCCGTCACCAAGTTTATCAGCCCAGCGTTATACTATAACTTCGGCCGCGCATCCGTAAAACTAAGCCGATTAGAAAAGGCGCTAGGTTACCAACATGCGTCCAGTCTTGGATCGGGAGGCGGCAGGGGCGTTTCGCTATCTGCAAACAGCAGCTTCTTCATCGGCACGGGCAACTATATCATGTGCGACCCCAACGGGGTGCGCGTACCCGTCCCCTCCGTATCAACGGCATCAACTGCCGACTCGTCCTACAGTTTCACCCAAGGGCCTGCTGGCCAGTGGTCCGTAACCGCGCTGCGCACGGATGCCTCCAGCAGCACCCTCACTACGTTCACTGCGTCCGTCGGCACCACCGGGGCCACCGATCTATTCATGAACCAGTACGCATCGTGGTATAATTCATCCAGCGGTAGCGTGATCGGCGGGGCCAATGCGCTATCCGGGATAAACCAGATAGCCACTTTCCACAACGTAGCGGGCTGGAAATACACGCTCAAGGACGCCTCCAGCACCACCGCGTTTACCACGCATCTCCCGGCCTACACCACGGCAAACATCGGCACCAGTCTGTTCGCAGGCGACTCGTTCAGCGCGGCCTCGGACATATCGGTAAATGCGGAATCTCCACTCGGCTTTATGACACTGCCATTCAATCAATGAAACTCTCCATAATCGTCTGCGCCACCCGTTCCTACACCTACGCCATGAAGGCTCAAGCCCGCCGCGTGAGCGCGTGCCTGCACATGGCCAAGGTCGAGTCGGCGCGCGTGTTCATCGTCGGCGACAAATCCAAGGAGCTCGAATCCATCCGCGATTACTGGAAGGATGAGCTCCCAACCTGCGAAGTGGACCTCATCGCCGACAAGCGCTTTATCGAAGGCCAATCGGCTAACTACAAACAGGCCGCGCAACTGCTCATCGCCGACATGCGTACGGTGGCCCACGCGGCCGCACGCCGAGTCGACTCCGATTGGTGTTGGTCGCTCGATAGCGACACGCTACCCCAGCCCAACGCACTGCGCTGCCTGTTCGATGCGTGCAGGTTCGACGGTGGCCACTACGCGGTGGCGATGTGCCCCTATCCCAACACGGCATTCTTGGGCGGCTTCGGCACGCCACAGAACCCCATCGCCGAAGACTTTCTTCCTCATGAGCGCGCGCTGCCTCCCCGCATCAAGATGCTCTGGGAAACCAACGAGGCACGGCTCAAGGAGTGGAGCGCTCCCGATCGCCCCAACAAGCTGCTGGCCCGCCGCGATCGCCTGCACAAGCGGATCAAAGCCTGTCCCCCCGACGGCAATATCTGGCAAGTCACCGCCAAGCACGGCTGGCGTCGCCGCGGATGGCTGGATAGCGCGTATCCCGGCATCGGCCACGGCGCCATGGTGCCGACTGATTGGGTGGGCTTTGGCTGCACGCTCATGAACCGCCAAGCGCTCGCCCTGGCACACTTCGAGGGCTACGACGGCCAAGGCACCGAGGATCTGTTCATCGGCTGGCACCGCTGGATCCCGGCCGGCCTGCGCATGGCGGTGCTGCCGCATTGCCCAGCCGACCACGTTATCAACGATAAGAAAAAGGGCGGAGAGGAGATTAAGTACGTACTCCACCACGTGCACCACGAGCAGAGCGGCGAATGCGTCGGCCATCTGCGCGTGCGCCAAGTGCCCTGGCGTGTGGAGTGATAAATAAACAGGCTGGGTGTAATCGTGTTTAAATCGACAGCCTGTTTAAATAAGCTGAAACCGTTTCAATGGAACTAATCGCCTTCATCTCCTTCATCCTGTGGATCACCACCATGATCTGGTTCACCCGTCGCATCAATTCGATGACTAAGGCCGCCACCCGCACCGCCGATTCCATTGAAATGATTCTGGCACTGCAACGCAGTGAGGCGAAGAGGCAGCGCAGTCTGCCCGCTGAAACCATCGCGTGACCCTGCCACCCCAGGCGAGCGTTGACCCCAAGGACTGTGCCACTCGTGCGGCCGTCGTCTGGGGTCACACGCACCTGGTCATCTGCCCCACCTGCCAAGGGTCCGCTCTGGTTGGTTGGCTCGATGCCAAGCCCGTGGCCTACGCCTGCCACCGCTGCGGCCCGATTTTACCCACAAAAACCGCGTCCGCCTGCTGATTCCGTGGATTTTTTCACGTTTTCGGGGGTGTTTCCCTGTTTTTCGTGCGTTTTTGTCCAAATAGGGGGGGGGAGGGTCAAAGTTTGGACGTTTTTCGCCTAAGACCGCACCTGGTCTCTTCAAAAAAACAAACCGAGTTTCGATAGGGTGGGGGGGTGCGAGTTGGCGAGAATCGGTCGAAATTCTCGCCAACTTTCCATTTCTTGAGAGGTAAACACGGTGTCATCGTAAACCGCAGGTCGTCGGTTCAATCCCGACCATCGGCTCCAGTGTATGAGAGGAGAAAACAGGGGTTTAGAGCCCCTTCTTCAATTTGGGCAAGTTGGCAGTAATTCACCGATTTTCGCCGGTTTTCTTGATTCTCGCCAAGATTCTCGCCAACTGTACGGCATGGCCCGACACCGCGAGAATCTGCTCCGCATAATCCCGCTCGCCGGCGGCTCATGGCTCCTTGATGGATTCCATCTCGGTAAGCGTATCAGGAAACAGGGGCGCGACGTCAACGCGCTGCGCGTGAAGATGCAGGAAATGCAGGCCGTGCTCACGCAGGCTACCGAAAACATCATGGCTCCGCGCATGACCAGGCTCACCGAGGCCCAGCTCCGCGATGCCGAGGCCGCAGTGGAGCGGGCAGGGGGGCGCTCGCTACTCTCCTGCGTGATCGCCTCCGACCGCGTCATGGTCAAGGGCGACCCCGTTGCCCTTAACTTTGCCCTTAAAGATTGGCTTGCTCATCAAGCCGAGCGTGGCCGGCAGAAGGACACGATGGAGAATAACCTAGGGCGGTCCCGCGCTTTCATCGCCTGGCTGGCTGATCAGGGCATCACCACCGTGGGCGCCGTGACCCCCGAGCACTACGAATCCTTCGTTTACCGCGGTAAACGCGCCGATTTCACGCGCAAAAACGACGCCTCCGTCCTCCAAGCCTGGGCAAACCACTGGAAAAAGCGCCGCTGGGTTAAGGAAATCCCCTTCGAGGTAGACACCAAAGACCTGAGCAGCCGCGCCCGCTCCGTCGATTTGCCGCGTATTTTGACGCCGGGACAGGCCCACGCACTACTTGCGGCCGCAAAAGCCCGTGGCGGCGCGCGGTTGGCGGCCTACGTTGCGCTGGCGTGCTGGTGTTTTGCCCGCCATGCGGAGGTTTTACGGGTTTCGACTGACGACCTGAAGCTCGACGGCAAGATTCCGGTGGTCGAGATCCGGCCGCGAAAGCGCGGCACGGTGAGTTATCGGGCAGTGACCGTGCCCGCGTGCGTTCTGCAGGTTCTGCGCGATGCGAAGGCGGAGGCGGTGGCAGCGCATGAGGCTGAGAAGCTGCCGCCTGGGCCCGTCGTCTCATGGGGCCGCGTGCGCTGGGGCGCTGTGCGGGAAGTAGCTGGCCTGGCTGAGCGTGGGGCCATCGCCAACAAAAAGCGCCCGGTGCATTCGGCGATCTGGCAAGAAAACATCCTGCGCCATACCGGCCTGTCCTACTTTTTCCAGAAATCGGGAGACATCACCGAGACCTGCCGACAGGCGGGCAACTCATCGTCTACGGCATTCGCGCATTATTTGAACCTGCCAGTTGAGGGGGCGTCTGAGGCGTTTTTTGGGGCCTGAGTCGTCCCAAAGTGCGTTTTTCTTATCCGTCCAGACCAGCGCAGCGCCAGTCTGGACGGATAAAAAGAAAATTAGCAAGTTTAAAGTTCTAAGTAGTTGATTGTTAATAAATTGCAAATCATTGAATCCATCATTTAAATACAAATAATTAATGGACTTAGAATATCAATGGTTTACGCTATCCGTCCGGAAATTGAAATCCGGCCGGACTGCCTATTATCGGACAGCATATTCCATTCCGTCCGGAAACACTACGTGTTTTCCGGACTGGAAATGGACTATGGGCTACAAGGGCTCCATTCCGGAAATTAAAATTAGGTATTTCCGGAATGCCGGGGCTGGTCTACCGCCACCCAGTGAAATCAGATTTTGGATAAAATTCTTTTAACCCATGCGGGTTGTGTGCCGATTAACTTCAAAGCCCCCCCCCCACCCCCCCATGCGCATCCTAATCGCCGACGACACCGAGTCCATGCACGAGGTTTACCGCCTGATCCTGTGTCCCGCGACGCGCTCCGTGCCCAACTTTGAAGCGCTTTCAAAATTCGCCCCTGATTTCGCTGAACTCCCCCAGCGCACGGTGAGCCATGAGCTTACTTTTGTTTACCAAGGCAGGGACGCAGTTGCCGCAGTAGATTCCGCCTTCATGGCCAGGACGCCATTTGACATCGCCATTCTCGACGTGCGTATGCCACCCGGCATCACCGGAGTGGCAGCGGCCTTGCAGATCCGCGAGCGCCATCCCGATCTACATTTTATCATCTGTTCGGCATTTTCCGATTTTACGTGGCCCGACCTCGCCGAGCGTTTCAGTCATGGGGTCGTAATCATTCGCAAGCCCTTTGATTTTATCGAGTTGCTTATGACCGTGGAATCCATCGGGGAAAAGGTCGGCATGCGCCGCGAGATTGAGGCGCTCAAGCGAAAGGCTGGCCGTGAATAACCCCACCCCAGCAGAACGATTTGAGTCGCTACGCACTGCGGAAGTCAGCCGACTGGAGGCCCAAAACGCGGGGCTCGTGACGGCAAACCGCGAAATGTTTGCACTTTACGCCGAATCCATGCGCGAGCTCACGCAGATTCACGCCGAAATAGCCGATGTGAGCGACACGATGGACGCCCTCTCACGCCGGTTATGCACCACTCTGCGCAAGCTGCGCCGTCACGCCGGGGTGGATGCATTCTAAGCCTGCTTGAGATCGCGCCCTGCCTCACGAGCGAGCCTCTCCTCGCGCCCGATGCGGGCGCATTCAGCCAATTTCGCCGCCTGCGCGGGCGTGATTCCGGCCTTAATATCAGCCTGCGACATTTTTTCAGGCAGAGGCTTGCTGCTCTTGTGTGGCAGCTCGCGCAAGGCGGGTTTTGACGTGCGCGGGCGTCTCTTATTTGGAGAAATAACCGCCTCAGGAGGCAATCCGAGGGACACTGCGATGGTGTTTGCGATGTAATTACTGATTGTTCTGCCCTGCCTTAATGCCTCCTTTTTAATAGCTTCATTTAGTGCCTTAGTTGTTGATAAAGAAATTCCTGCGCCATCCGGCCCCCTGTCGTGGTTTCTCGTGCTCATGCGTAACACGTAATAATAAAAAATAAATTCTCAAGAAAGGTTATTGACTTACGTATTACGGCCTGTTGCTTATGGGGTCATCAACCCAATGAAACAACGAAAACAACTTAGCTTCACCCTTCCGTATGAGGTGGCTGCCCAATTGAAAAAATTGGCAAAAGAGCAACGGCGCTCTGTTTCGGCCCAAGCCGAAATCATTCTTGCTGATGCCGTATTACGGCCCGGCACTAAACAGGAGGCCAGCGCATGACCCTCCTCATCGCCATCCCGATCACCTGCGTGGTGCTTCTCGTGGGCATCGCAGCCCTGTGCCACAAGCCGATGCGCCAAGCCCTCGACGAAATCCAGCAGGAGGACGCCAAGTGAACGCGACACTCTCCGACCTGAGCCCCTCCGCGATCCAGCAAATCGTCGCCGCAATCCGCGAAGGCCAGAAGCCCCAGCCCACCGGCCTGATCCTGACCACCGCCGAGGCCATCGCCTACGTTAAGAAGGATTCTAAGTCGGGCTTCTACGCATGGGCGAAAACCTACGGCGTCGAGCGCAGCGGCTCCGACCGCTACCCGATCCACCGCCTCGACCAAGGTCTGGCGAAAGAGGCTCGGGTGAAATTCACCTCAAAAGCGGCCTGAGCCACCGCACCAACCCAATTTCCGTGCGCCGAATACGGCCACGAAAAAGCCCCCTGCTGAAACAGAGGGCTCAACTGCAAACCAATACCATGCAACCCATCAACGAAACCGCGCAGCCGGTCAATCCTGCAATGCCAAACAAGCGCCGCGTCACGACCCTCACGGTCGGCAACACGAAGCTGCTTTTACCCGAAGGCTTCCCTCAATCGAAGCTCGTCGAACTGCTCGAAACTTTGGGCGAAGCCCAAGTGATCGAATACCAGTACACCGCCAAGGGCTCGATTTACTTCCCTGCCGGTGAAGTCGAGATCACTGCTGGGATTCAGAGCCTTTACATCGTCGAGAGCGCCGAAGCTGCGCACCGGATCGGAGGCACGCTGTGAGCACCAAACTAGCCGCCAACGAGTGCCTGCGTCAGGTGCGATACAACTATCCCGACGCCGAACTGATTGAAAAGGCCAAGGCCCTTTCCGCCACGCTCAACCACTACGCCGCCACCGAGAACGAGCTGGCCCGCGTCAAAAAAGATTACGGCGCCCGCATCGATGTGACGCAGGCCCAGATCGACCAGCTCAAGGAGTGCGTGCAAACCGGCTACGAGATGCGCGAATACGTGTGCTTCTGGGAGTTCGACGTCCCCGCCCCCGGCCGCAAGACCCTGCGCAAGCGCGAGGGCGGCGAGATCGTCACCGAGGAGGAAATGACCCAGCGCGATCGCCAGATGGTGATGGACATCATCGACGCGCAGGCCGCCGCCGAGCCCACCCCGCAGGTCGAACGCCTCGCGCTCCCCGCGCCCAAGGAATGGCCCACCGCTCCGATCGAAGTCATCCTCACCGAAGAGCAGGCCAACGCCGAAAGCTTTTTCAGTCATGACCAGACCGCCGACTGGTCGGTGCGTCTCCGCGAAATTTTCACCGATTACAAGATGGGGGAGCCCGCTAAGATCCGCACCAAGGACGAAGCTGCGGAATACGCCATAAGCCTGATCGAAAACCAGCCGGATGCTGAACTGCAACGCATGGCCGAATGGCTGACCACCGGCCCCCGCGCCAACATCCCCGGCACTGAGTGGCTGGCCAGCGAAATCCAGACCGCTCTCGACGACGTCGAGCAGCAGCGCCTCATGCAGGCCGACGCCGAGAAGGCCCGCCAGGCTGCCGCCAAGAAAGCCGCCCGTGCCGGCCGCAAAGCCAACACGTCCGGGACCGTCGATTGCGCCGCCGACGAAGGCAGCCGCGACGACGCCGGAAGCGACTCCAAGAACAACCTATGAGCGCCAACACCTTCGGACACGGCCTCGCAAAGGCGAAGGCGAAAGCCAAGTCGAGGGCACTACTCAAGGCCCCGGTCTACGTCACGGTAGCCACTGGAACCTGCGAGCTACTTGAGGCCATCGGTCGCACCGACATCACCGATGCTCAAACCGCGGCATCAAGCCTCGGCGGCATCGTGGCCAACTATGACGCCCTGTGCCGCAAGTACCCGGATCAAGTGCAGAAGCTCACGCAGGTGATCGAAATATCACCCCGCGTCGAGGCCCGCCTTGAAGCCGAGCGCCTGAAATCCCGCGAGCGCCGCAAGGCCCTCACGTTCACCGCCTAAACCCACCTCCCGTGTCTTAGGGAAACGAGACCTCCGACGCCACCCCTCGCCGCGAAATAACGGGGCAACTTTTAAAATCATGGCACTTAAAATCAAAACCGGAAAACTGACGCCCCCCGTTCGGGCGCTCATCTATTCCAACGCAGGCTTCGGGAAAACCTCCCTCGCCTCCGCGCTTCCCAAGGCGCTTTTCATCGACATCGAAGGCAGCTCCGAGCGTTACAACGTCTCCCGCGTAGAAGCCAAGACCGAGGCCGAAGTCCGGAGCGTCCTTCAAGAACTCATCAAGGATCGCCAAGGCTTTTTAACCGTGGTGATCGACACCGCCGATTGGCTGGAATCAGCCATCTCGGACGCGATGTGCAAGGCCCAGAACGTCAAAAGCATCTCCGAATGCTCGGGCGGTTTCGGCAAGGGCTTCGTCGAGGCGGGCTGCCGCTTCGGTGAAATCCTCACCCTGTGCGACACGCTCATTTCAAAGGGCATGCACGTTGTTTTCTTGGCGCATAGCGTGGTGAAAAAGGTCTCACCGCCCGACCAGATGGAGAGTTACGACCGCTACGAGATCGCCCTCGATGCCAAGAACTTCGCCGCCCCCCTGCGTGAGTGGGCCGAAATGATTCTGTTCGGCAAGTTCGACACCGCGCTGGTTAAAACCAAGGACAAGAAAATCAAAGCCGACTTGGGTGAGCAGAGCCGCACGCTCTACACGACCAACAGCGCAGCATGGGACGCGAAGAACCGCTTCAACCTGCCCACCGAGATCACGATTCAAGCCGTCGAGTTCGGCGCTGACGGCACCATCCCCGCCGAAATCCTGCCGGCCGAGTTGGCTGCCGTTTTCGCCGGGACTGCCGCCCCCGTGGTCGCCCCCGTCCGCGTGGTGCAGCCGGTAGCGGCACCCGCTGCCGTGGTGGCCTCTGTGAGGATCGAGCCCGCCGGCGAGCCCGAGGTTAATCCGCCGACCGATGCCAACATCACCGCCGAGCAACGCGCCAAGTTGGAGCAGTATGGCGCGATCGATATGTGCGCGAAGGTGATCCGTGGCGCGTTGGCGCATTATGTCTGCGTCGACGTGGCCGAACTCACCGAGGCCCAAGCCGACAAGGTGATCGACCGCTGCCAAGAGGAAATGAACAAGGAGCCCGCCAAGCCCGCAGCGCCCACCGACCTCTTGTTCCCCTGGAGCGCCGCCGCCCGCGAATGGCTCACCGCCAACGCGCCCGCCGTGAATACCTACCTCCACCAAAAAGGCCGCATCACTGCGGGCCAGACTTGGAAAGACCTGCACCACGAGAAGGCGGAAAAAATCTTCGCCCACTTCGAGGCGTTCAAGGGCTCCGTGCTGGGAGGTGCGAAATGAGCACCGCCCTCACACTCACCGGCCTGCAAAACACGCAGCTCGGAATCGTCCCCGAGGTCTACACTCGCCGCGACGTCGCCGTACTTGAGGCCCGTCAGATCACCTCAATCGGCGACGCCTTTGAGGCCGAGTCCGCCGCCGACGCCCTGCGCGCCGTCTCGACTATCGCCAAGGAGATCGAGGAGGCCCGCAAGATCGTCAAAGACCCCGTTCTCGCGCTCGGCAAAAAGATCGACGAAACGGCCAAGACCTTTGTCGCCGATCTGATCACCGAGAAGGACCGGCTCCAGCGCCTGCTTGGCGACCACCAAGCCGCCGAACAGCGCAAGGCCGACAAGCTCCGCCGCGAGGCGCAGGAGGAGGCCGACCGTTTGGCCCGCGAAGCTGCCACCGCAGCCCGCGCCGCCGAGCGGGCAACGACCGACGGCCAAGCTGAGCAGGCCCAGCAAGCTGCCGCCGTGGCGGAAGTGAAGGCAGTCGAGGCACGGGTGGCCGTGGCCGATATCAAGCGCGACGGCCCCAGCGGTACCATGCTACGCCAAGCCTACAAGTTCGAGGTAACGGACATCAACGCCCTGTTCAAGGCGCGTCCTGACCTCTGCGTGATCGAACCCAACGGCGCGGCGATCCGCGCTCAGATTCCACATAACCAAAACATCCCCGGCCTGCGCATCTGGCAGGAGGCCAAGGCCAGCGTCCGCTAACTCTCAGAAACCAAACACATCATGTCACAAATTACATCAGGCCGTCACACGGCCACCATCCAATCCGCCAGCGTAACCGAGACTAAAAACGGGAAAGCCCAAGTTAGTTTCGACCTCCTCCTTGAAGGCGGCTGCACCTTCACGGGAACCAAAAGCCTGGAGGGCGGCGCCTACGAGTACACGTTGAACGCACTCCGCGGATTCGGGTTCAACGATGACTGGATGACCCTAGATGCTCAACTCTCTGGGCGTGAGTGCTCGATTACTATCGAGATGGAGCCGGGGCAAAGGGACCCCGCTAAACTGTTCCCGAAGCTTCAATACATCGACCCGCCGAGAATGGCCAACAAGCCCGCCGCTGGCAACCTACTCGCCCGCCTCTCGGCACAGGCCAAAGGCATTGCTCGCCCCGCCGACGCCCCCAAGCCGAACGCGAAGATCACGCCCAAGCCCGCACCGGCCCCCGCCGCTGCTCCCGTAGCTGATGACGAGTGCCCCTACTAACATGGCCACCATCTCACAAACCGGCCACCGCACGATCGAGCGCGCCCTCGCCTGCGGTTGGACCCACGGCAACGGACTGTTCGGCCCCGGCCGCTTCCTGAAGCTCTCCAAAGCCGACCGCAAAAAATACCTGACGAACCAAGCCCGCAAGGCCAAGGCGTCAAACGGCTGGGTGCCGGTCAAGATCGTGCCCGAGATTGAGGAGGCGTCCGCTTGAAGCTCAGGCCCTACCAGTCCCGCGCCAGCGCCTTCCTCGCCCCCCGCAAGCTCGCGCTCTGCGTGTGCCCAGCGGGTGGCGGCAAGACGCTCATCGCTGCCGATGCCCTTGATCGCGCCTCGATCCCTGGCGACGTGATCGGCTGGGCCTGCAACACCCGCGAACAGGTGGAGCAGGGTAAAAAAGCCTTGGCCTCCGCTGGCATTACGCCGGCGTGGGTCAAGTGCGTGGCAGGGATCAAGGCTGAGGATGTCCAAAGCCTTGATTTCTTGGTGATCGACGAAGCCCACCACGTCGCCACGGCGGTGACGTGGCAGGCGGTTTTTTCCGCCTGCAAGGGCACCATCTTCGCCCTGACCGCCACCCCGCCCGACGACCTCGATGTCCGCATGTTTTGGGACGGCATTTTTGGCGACAACGTGATCACCATCCCCCGCGACGAAGTGCAGGCCGGTGGCCATCTCGCCAAGGGCCGCGTCACGATGATCGATATTGAGGACGTGAACCAGTACCGCGACGAGATCGACCGCACGGTGGTGGCGCACCTGTTCGAGTATTTTTCCAACTGGGGAAACCTGAAAAACATCCTGCGCCCCTTCCTTGAGGCGAAGGAGTTTTTTACTCAATCCGCAATCGATGCCCTGTCCCTGGCAGAGAAGAAGTATTTTCAGAAGTTCGAGATCGAGACCAACCGGGCAAAGTGGCTGGCAACCAAGAAGCTCGTCATCGGCAACGAGGCCCGCAACGACGCCGCCGCCACCGTCTGCAATATCGAGGTGGGGCGCGGCAAGACCGGGCTCCTCCTGGTTGAATCGATCGAGCAGGGCAAAGCCTTCGCCGAGCAGATCCCCGGCTCAGTGCTGGCCTACTCCAGAATGGGTAAGAAGGCCCGCGCGGCCTGCATCGAGGGGGCGCGTGACGGCTCCATTAAGTGCATGATCGCCACCAGCCTTGCCGATGAGGGCCTCGACATTCCCCGCCTGTCCTTCGTGGTGCTCACCTCATGCGGCAAATCCTCGCGCCTGGCTGAGCAACGCACCGGCCGCGTGCTCCGTCAGTTCGAGGGCAAGGCTATGGGGCACATTTATGATTTTACCGACAACGGCACGCCAATGGGGCGCCGCAATTCAGTCGAGCGCCGCAAGTCCTACAAGCGCCTCGGCTATGAAATCGAAACCACCAACCACCTTATTTTTCAGTGAAAACCGAACCCGAAGTATTCATCCAATTTTGCCTAAAGATGGGGCTACCCGCCCCAACCCCTGAGCTGAAATTTGACGAGCCAATCACACCAGGAATCAAGCCGCGCCAGTGGCGGTTTGATTATGCGTGGCCCGACGCCAAGGTATTCCTTGAAGTCGAGGGCGGCAGTTGGATTGGTGGCCGCCACACCAGCCCCAAGGGCTTCGCCAGAGACATGGCAAAATACAACCGGGCATCATGCTTAGGCTGGAAGCGGCTAAGCTGCACTCCGCAGCAACTCATGACCCTGCCCGTTATCAATATGATTAAGATTACCCGCTGCGTATGAGCACCGAGGCCCCGCAACCCCCAACGATGGAAGAACTCCGGGCCATGGCCAAGCGCCTGCCCGAAGAGATCGACGCCATCATGGCCAAATATCGCCATCTCCTAAAGGCCACTAAATGAGCCCCGCAAAAATCAAGGAGCTGCTGAAAAAGCAGGCTGCCCCAGACTGGGAGGAGATCTTCCTTGGCGATGTCGTTTCGGACATCGACATGGATTATTTGAACCAGTGCCGGGATCTGCCCGCCCTGGCATTCGAGGATTACGACCGGCGCAAGACGTGGTCCGCCCTCAAGTCCGCCACCACCTATGAAGAGGTGATGGACGTGGGCATGGACTACATGGACAAGGGATCGAGCGGGATGAAGTACGTCACCGCACGCCAGAAGGTTTATCTGCAAGCCCTCGCCGTGATGGGCTTCGACAAGTTGGAGGAGTGGAAGCAGACGCTGCCCGTCAAGTTCAAGGATCAGGGGCACGGCTGGGACCCGATCAGCGCGGCCCAATCCGAAGCAGTACCGCCCCAAGTTCCCCAAGAACTCATTGCCGGGATGCTCTACGAGGGCGGCACCATGATGATGTCCGGCGCGTCCAAATCCATGAAGACCTACACCATGATCGCCCTCGGGCTTTCGGTGGCGGCGGGCGCTGATTGGATGGGGCGCAAGTGCACCCAGCGCACGGTGGTTTACCTCAACCTAGAGCTCCAGCCCTTCGCCATGGCCAAGCGCGTCAAGGAGATCGCCTACGCCATGGGCATCGACCCGCCCGACAACTTCCTCGCCGTCAACCTGCGCGGACAGTTGATCAACATCGACGCCGTCGAGGCCAACCTGTCGAAGCTGTTTAAGAACTATAACCCCGGCCTGGTGATCGTGGACCCGCATTACAAGATCAGCGCGGCCTCGGGCGTGGAGGAGAACAGCAACGACGCGCAGGGCCTGCTCCTCTACCGGCTGGAAAACGCGGTTTGCCGCAAGGGCGCGGCGCTGATGATTGCCCACCATTTCAGCAAGGGCGACAAGAGCACCTCCAAGGCCATCGACCGAGCGGCCGGCGGCGGCGCCCTGGCACGTTGGCCCGATGTGATCATGACGCTCACCGAGCACGAAGAAGACAAGTGCTGTGCGGCTGAGTTTTCGCTGCGCAATTTTAGCCCGATCGAGCCCTTTGTGCTGCGGTGGCAATACCCCGTCTGGCATCTGGCGTCGGGAGTCGACCCATCGAAACTCAAGAAAGCAGGGCGACCCGTGAAGCATGCGCCCGACGTACTGCTTTCGCTGATGGGCACAAGCGGGATGCTTAAGAAGGAGCTAGCTGATGCAGCGATGGAGAAAGGGTGGGGGAAAACCCGCGCCTACGACTCCATTAAGCAGCTGATCTCAGAGAGCAAAATAAGGGAGGCCGGGAGTCTTATATACAAAAACGACCCCGCCGCCCAATGACCCCGAACCAATTCAACACGATCACGGGCAGCGACTGGAAAGTGAGCCTACAAGCCGCCCGCGCCCGCCGAACCCTCAACAAAGAAAACTTCAGAAACCAAATCCTAGACACCATGAAGCCACGCAATCCCAGCGGGAAACCTCCCCGTGATTATTCTCCCGTCAAAACCCGAGCGTTATCCCTCCTGCGCGAGGGCTACTCGGTCAACGACATCCAGCGCGCCGCATCGGTGCCGCTTAAAGTTCTGGTCCAGTGGCGCGACGAGGCCGGAATCAAGCCCCGCCCATCGGGCTTTAACTCCAACCGTGGCCGCCTGCCGTACCTGGATCAATTTGCCGTTGAGGCAGGAAAGGAGGGCGGCAAATGATCAACATCGACCGAATTGACGACGCCGAGCTGTCGGCGGTGTTCGCCGTCGAGGTGGCGGGGTGGGAACCGATGACAGAAGCACGGCCTTGCCACAAATGGATGGTCGATGGTTCAACGCTGAACAGTGAAGCCGTATTCGCCACGTCCATGGACGCCGTGCTGCCGTATCTAGAGCGCACACTTTTCAGAATCGAGCGCCTTTGCCAGCCCGATGAATACTGCGTTTACATCGAGTTACCCGCTGGCACCTACGTCAAAGGCTGCGACGTGCGGCTTTCAAAGGCCACGTGCATCGCGCTGATCCTCGCCGCGAGGGCTGAGAAGAAGGCCAGCCAATAACCATGCCCACCCGCCCGCCAACCCTAGGCCGCCAAGCGCCTGCGCCGCGTGCTCCCGATACCCGCGAAAGCGCATCGCGTCGGGGGTACTCGCCGCGCTGGTCCGCCTACGCTCGCGGCTTTCTCGCCTGCCACCCCCTGTGCTCAGCCTGCGCCAAGGCGGGGCGCACGGCGCTGGCCTGCCTGGTTGACCACATTGCACCCGTCACCCGTGGCGAGGCCGATCCGCACTTCTGGGCACCGGAAAACCACCAGCCGCTGTGCCGCCGCTGCCATGCCAAGAAGACCCATGCCGACCGCCGCGCGGGGCTCACTCGCAACGCCTCAAAATAAGGCGTTGTTTTTTTTGTGCCTTTCTGCTACTTGTCGCCCCGTATGACAGCTTTACCGCTACCGCTCATTCTTCTTACCAGTTTTTCGGCTTTGCTTTCGGGTTGCACCTCAACTGGCACCACCTCCGCCCCGATCCCGACCACCTACCACGCCGACGCCGCAGGACGCTACGCTGGCCGCGATGAGGTCCGCACCAATGCCGCCACCGGCAAGCCCGAGGTGATGCACTACGACGCGAAGGGTCGTTACATCGGCATCAGCCGCTAAGTCTATGGGAGCACGAGGACCAGCCCCGCACATCCCCGCCGGATCCGCCGCCCGCTCGGCTCCCGGTGTGCCGTGCGCCCCCGCCCACCTTTCGCCCTCCGCTGCCGACGAATACGGCCGCGTCGCCGTCCTGCTCAAAGATTCACTCCAGCACCACGACGCCGCTGTGCTCGCCGCCTACGCCGCCGCCTTCGATGAGGTCGCCACCTTCACCGAGCAGCTGCGCACCGAGGGGCACATCCTAAAATCAGCCACCGGCGGGCGCTACCTGCACCCCGCCCACGCCGCGCGCGCATCGGCCCATAAACTTCTGCTCGCCACTGCCACCCAGCTCGGGCTTTCCCCTGCCGCCCGTGCTCGCTTGGGCGCAGTCACCACACCCGCCGCACTCCCCGTGGGGCCTGAGTCTTTTAACGCCACCTACGGAACCGCCGCATGATCGCACCCGCCCAACGCTTCCACGCCCCGAAGGAGTTGCCTGATGCGCTCGATGCGATCGGCT